AACTACGGCGACGAATTAACTTCGGATCGCGTTCGTGATTTGGTTCGGGACCGCTACGTTCGGCCGCGCGAAAATCGGCGCAAGTGGGCGGAGCATTGGGAAAAGGTTTTGAAATTCGAATGGGGTGATTTGGCGGCCCCCGTTGAAGATCCGGAGTTGTGGGGGGATTACGTTCATTCGTATGGAGAGGGCCGGGGAAAATGGAAAACTGGCGGTGATGCCATCGGGGGGCTTGCGGCGCGCGAAAGTGAAAAGGGAGTGACCTGGGGAGAGCTTGCCGAGGCGCATGGTCTCAAGGGGATGCTGGTTCCTGCTGGGGGAGTGTTGGGAGACGATTTTGAGAACGTCGTTGTCCTGGTTGATGGGGGTGCGATTCAGTCCGCGGAGCGCGCGGCGCGGGAGGCGGGTCGCTCGTTTACAATCGGCCCAAAAGTTTCGGATGAGTTGGGCGCGCCAAAACAAGCGCCTCCGGCGGAATCTAGTGAGGCAAATGTTGAGACAATTGATCGCAAGGTTGAAAAGTCTGGTTGGAATCCTTGGGTGGTCCGAGATCATTTGTTGTCTCTCGATGACTGGGAAGAGGTCGCTCCTAAATCTCAGGTGATGCTTGCGGTGATGGATGGCGAATGTCCCGGATGGCGTTTGGAATCTTTTGAGGTCATTTCCGGGGGCTTGCGAAGTTTCGAAAGCGTGGAAAATGGGGCGATTTCGTCAGTAGAGGACGAGTTTGAAACTTGGGTTCCGGTGGTGATTTGGTGGTGTTTACGCGGCGAAGAGTCTCCGCGTTTGGTGCGGCTCGCGGGGATCTTGGGTCTGCTGGATTTTTGGAGAGAGTGCCGGGCTTAATTTTTAACATAAGTTTTTTTAGAGATGAAAATTGAAATTTTGAAAATGAATTTTGCTCACCAGGGCGAAGCGGTTTTGATGAATTACCGTTCTCAAGACTTGTTAGTGGGCACGGTGACAATCAGCTGGGATGATATCGCGGGGCACGGGTTTTTGCATCAATTTTATGTGAGACCGGATTTTGAATCTCTGGGAGTGCGTGAGCGATTGGCACAGGCGGCAATTTTGTATTTATGGGAACGCGGGTTTCATCGTGTCGTTTTGTATGAAATGCAATCGGCACAAAAGCAGTGCCGATTTTGGTTTGAAATGGGGTTTTGTGTAATCCAGGCGGAGGGCTGGGAGGTGCCAGATTCGGCGCAAGTTTTCATGGCGGAAATCGACCAGGGCGCGGTGGTGGTTTAATGAGTGATTGGGAGACAGCGAGCCGGATTCGGTTGAGATATCGTCGCGTGATCCATTCCGTGATTGAGTCATGGGTTCATGGACCGGTGGAGTTGTTGGCGTTAGATGACCAGCGGGAATTGAGGCGAGTTTTGCGGAAGTTGTGGGGGCGTCGAAATCGCCCGTTGAGGGGATGGCGCTATGTAAATTGGTTGGTAGAAATTCATCTTTGCCTTGGCTTGCCTGGGGACGCCAAAGCGTCATTGCGGGCAAAAGTTCCGCGCCCGGCTATCAATCCGGGGTCGGTGATGCCTGGGGTGGTGGAGTGGCTGGGGGGAGTGGAAGGCGCTAGGGTTTCGGACGAGATCGAGCAAAACAAATTGGAGGTTTTGCCTTTGTTTTGCGGCCTGGATTGAACGTTTAAAAAAAGTTTTATTTCATGAAAAGAACGGCAAGAAAAAGCGAATATCGAAGCGCGGTTGGACAAATGCAGATCCGCAGCTTGAACGAAATTAGAAAATGCGAACGGACATTTGTTCCCAAAAGGCCGCCGCGGGTTCCCGTCTCGGGTGAGATTTTGACAAGGAGAGAAAAGATTTCGCTCCGCGTTGATTTGTTGCAAGCGCGGAAGGATTTTACGCCTGAAGATTTGAATCTTGCCAAGAGAGCATTGCGGCGGATGGGTTTTAAAAATTGATTTTGAGTTGAGATAATGAGTGAATTCAATCAGTTGTTTTTTAATGGCAAATTGTTTGCCTTGTGCGGGGAGGTGGAAGCGTGAGTGACCTGGACGAATGCCGCGCGCGGTTTCCAATTTCCTCGCTTTGGGGACGTTTGGGACTTCGGGGCGCGGAGAAAGTAGAGGCGATCACGCCGGGAAGTCCGGCAAAAATTCATTCCCCTTGGCGCGAAGATAAAAACCCCTCGTTTTCGGTTTGGATCGACGAAAACGGGCACGGGTTTTGGAAAGATCACGGCACCGGGGAAAGCGGTGACGATGTTCAAGCGATTGAACGCGCGCGCGGATTGTCTACAGGGGACGCTATCAAACTTTTTTGCGAGTTCGCGGGGGTTCGCAGTGATGACGCCGCCGGTTTTACTAAAAAACGACCGGTAAAAAAAGCCGCGAAGGTGGAACGAAATTTTGAGGTGGTCAAAAAGTCGAGTTTGGCGGATCGCCTGGAAGGAAAGCCGGTCCCGGAAAAAAAGAAAACTCGCGCGGCGGGAGGTCGTTCCGAAATCAAAGAAATTTATTCCTACCAGGACGAGCGCGGGGATTTGGCGCATGAGACGCTAAGGTTTGAGCCGAAAGGATTCCGGCAACGTCGGCCCGGAGTAGGGGACGAAGGGGAATGGGTTTGGAGTCTCAAGGATGTCAGGGTTTATCCATACCGATTGCCGCGTATTTTGGAGGCGAGCAAAGTGGAACCGATTTTTTTGGTCGAGGGGGAGAAGGATGTTGAGAACCTGGAGCGTCTAGGTGAGGACGTAATTGCAACTTGTCTTCCGATGGGTGCGGGAAAATGGCGAAATGATTTCGCGGAATATTTCCGGGATCGTTGGGTGGTGATTATCCCGGACTATGACAAACCGGGATTGGAAGGAGCGGAGAAAATTGCGCGCGAGTTGTTCGAGGTTTGCGATAGAGTCGGTCTTTTGATGTTGGATGATTTATGGGAAGGCGCAAAGGTTGGCGACGATGTGAGCGACTGGATTTTAGGGGGATGGGATCGCGGGGTTTTTGTCGATGACCAGGTGAATCAATTGATGAACGCGGCGGAGTCCGCGGCAGTCGAAGAAATAGATTTTCTTTCCGATTGTCTTTTAAAAAGTTCGCGCGGTGGAGTGTCGCTTTATGAGGACCGGCTTGCGCGGCGATTGGTCAAAAGTGAAAAATTGATTTTTTGCGGCGATTTTTTCTATCGTTGGCAAAAGTCGCGGGGTCTCTGGGAAAAGCGGAGAGAAAAAACCTGGATCGAGCGAAAGGTTCGGCGCGCGATGGTTGATTGCGGTGGTGAAGAATTGGTGACGAAAGCCCGCGTCGGTTCGATTGTTGGACTGGCGCGTTCGGAAAAGGTAGTTTTCCCGGAACAGTTAAATTCATACCCGGAGGGAACTTTTCCGGTCCGCAATGGGTTGCTTGATGTCGAGACCGGCAAACTTTTCCCTCATCGACATGGGTATTTTACAACGGTGCAAACCCCGCACAATTACATTCCCGGGGCGGAGTGTCCTGAGTGGTTGCGGTGGTTGGAGGATCGCCAGGAGGACGAGGCGACGCGCGCCCAAATTCAAGAGATTTTCGGATATTGTCTGGGGATGGGCATCAACTATCATTCCTTTTTTTTCCTCTACGGCGAAGGCGGCACCGGGAAGTCAACTTGCGTTGATGTCTTGGAATGGTTGGTGGGGGAGAAAAATCGCGTCAGCTTGGAGCTTACGGAATTAGACAATCCATTTACGCGGCAGCAATTGGTTGGGAAGTCACTTTTCCTGGCGAAAGAATTGACGAGCCGGAGTTTTAAACACATTGGATTGATCAAAGCGATTGTTTCCGGCGATCCGATTGGCGTGGATGTCAAATATGGGGAAGGGTTTGATTTTCGCCCCAATGGTCGCCTGGTGATGGAGTCAAATGTTGCGGCAATGACACCCGACAGTTCCGGCGGGTTCGAAAGGCGCTTTATCCAGGTAAATTTTGAAAAGCCGATTGACCGGAAAAATATGGAATACGGTTTTCAAGCACGTTTCCAAGAGGAGATGTCTGGAATTTTGAATTGGGCTTTGGTGGGGTATCAACGTCTGGCGGAGCGCGGGAGGTTTGAGCATACCGAGCGAAGCCAGGCGGCAACCGATGATCTTTTGAAGCATCGCGCCCAGGTAGCAACCTTTTTGAAGTCAGGAGTGCTAGTGGATGAGGGGGAGGATGGTGCGCGGAGTGTTCGCATGGACCGCGTTTTTGAACTCTACCAGGATTGGTGTGAGGCGGAGGATGTTGTGGCTTATTTTAAAGAAAAATCAACATTCGCGCGGGAGTTCTTTACTAAAAAACCTGAATGGCGCGCTCGAAAAAAACGCGAGTGGTTTGATGGAATCAGAGACTACATTTTGCAAGGGGTAAAGGTGAACGAATTGGAGGATTAGTAATGAACGAAGAAAATGATTTTGTTTTAGAAGAGAGATGGGGGGTCGGTTCCCGGACGCTTTTGAATTGGCGCGAGAAAGGTGAGGAGGTTGGCGAGCTTCCTCCCTTGGGGCCGGATGATGGCGAAGCGTTTTTGGAATGGTATCGCGCGCACTACGGGCGCGAGCCGTCGAAAAAAGTGAAATCATCGCGCGGGGTGATGGCGGCGCTCGAGGTAGCGGAGCCGGTTGGTGAGTTGGAGTTGGACTTGGTGGAGGTGGAGGTGCTGAAAGGAGTTTTGGGGCGTTTGGGATTGTCGCTTAATTTGTCGCGCGTGATTGAGGAGGTTGAGCGGGCGTATTCGGTTTATGTTCAATTGCGGGCCGAGGGGAAAAATTTAGATTCCGCGCTGCGGCGGTGGAAAGATGGTTTGGAAATCCAGCGGCAATTGCAAAAGGGCGACGATGCGGTTTCGGCCGCGTTGGAGTTGTTGAAAATGTGGATGAGAAAAGAATGGGAGCCAAGAGAGGCGGCGGTTCGAGAGGGGGTTTCGGGGGCTATGCTGGGACGCGCCGCGCGTTCGGCCCTACTTGAAACGACGAGCGAGGCGGAGTGGGTGAAAGTTTGGGACCGGGAAGTGAATCGGGTCCTGGTTGAAAGTAAATCTGAGGGAGGACGCCCGGAATGATTTCGGATTTGCTTGATGGAATCGGGGTGGAGATGTCGGGACTTTTGTCCGGGGTTGAGGAGCGAGTTTGGGGCGGGGTTCGACGTTTGCCGTTTGGGAAATGGTGTGAGGAAAATATTGTGATTACCCCGGGAGAAAATGCCGATTTTGCCGGGCCTTATGATCGCAGCTTGACTCCATCCGCGGCGAGGTTTTGGGAGGAATTTTTGGATGCGGACGATGGGGAAAGGTGGTCGGAAATGTATGCGGCTAAGGGGTCGCAGTCCGCTTTTACTCTGCACGCGCTCGCGGCAATGGTTCGCCAAGTCGAATACGACCCCGGGAATATGGTTTACGCAATGGACTCTCAAAAGAGCGCGGGCGATGTCGCGGAGCGATTTGTTTGGTTGCTCCAGGAGGCTCCCGCGTTGCAGTCATTGATGGCGACGCTTTCGGATGATGAGACCAAGGGTCTTAAAATTGAGCTTGGACGATTAAGCGCCTGGTTTGTCGGTGCGGGATCGGTTGGAGACATGGCAAGCAAGCCCGGGGTGAAATTTGTCGTTGGTGATGAGGTGGAAAAGCACCGGACCCCGAAGCGCGAAGCGCAAACTCTCGATCTCTTATCGGACCGAAAAAAGGCGACGGTGGCCGCAAAAGGCTGCGGCTTTTCAACTCCCACTGATGAACTCGGGCAGATTTGGCGTTTTGTTCAAAGCGGATCCGGCCATCGCGATTTTGTCCCGTGCCCGCATTGCGGACATATGCAATTTTTGCGACTTGACCAGGTGAAATATGATCACCTGGTGGACCGTTGGGGTGCGCTGGATTTGAATCTTGTTAGAGAAAAGGCCGAATATGAGTGCGAAGATTGCGGGCGAGGAATCTCTGAGCGCATGAAGCGCGAAATGTTTGAGTTTGGTGAGGTCCGTCCGACGAATTACGAGGAGCGTGATGGGGTCGAGGTTCCGAAATGGTTTCCGCGCCGGATGAGCGTTTATCATAATGATCTCTACGCCATGTGGTCCGGGAGTCGCTGGGGTGATTTGGCGGCGGAAAAAGCCGAGGCCGGAAAAGATCCGATCAAATTAAGAAAGCTAGTCAATGGGCGCCTGGGCGAAGCTTGGAAATTGGGCATCGGGAAAAAAGTGATGCTTTCGGATATTTTGACAATGCGGGCGGATTACCCGCGCGGGTCGGTCCCGGTGAAACCCGTTTTGGTAGGTGGTTATATTGATACGCAAGATGATTGCTTCAAATGTTGCAAGGTTGGTTACACCGAAAAAGGGGATTTTATGGTGAGCGATTTTGAAACCTTTTTACTCTGGAAAGACGCGGTTGAGTGGATGAAGAAGGGCGTTGCTTTCGAGGGCGTTTTTTACCCGGTCCAGGTGAATTTGACTGATGAAGGGGGGCATCGGACTTGGGAGGTTCGGCAAAATTGTTTGAAGCTTTATCCAGTATTTAATCCCTCAAAAGGAACGGGGGGAATTAAGGGCGGGCATTCGACGGTTTGGCGGGAGTATTACGTGGACAAAGACTCGGGCGATGCCGGTGAAAAAGTGAGCGTGTTGAGGTATGCCGACGATGGTTTTAAATGGTTTCTGTATCATCGCCTGATTTTAGAAAACGCGGCCGTGGTGAATGGTGATCATGAACACGGGAGGTTATCGTTCCCGCGCGATTTGCGCGGAGAGGAGGCGATGGAATTCACCAGGGAGTTTTTAACGGAGCGCGCCGGGGTAGCGACCTGGAACACCCCGAAAGGAAACGATCTCGCGGATTGCGTTAAATTGGCGCTGATTGGTTGGGGTGTTTTCGGGCACCTGGTGAGGGGTTCGGAGGTAGTTGTTCCAGGCCCGGATTTTAAAATTGGAGAGGATGCTGATGATGCTCCTGATAAATAAAAGTAGAAATAATTGTTTACACATTTAATTATCTCAGGTAAATTGGATTTGTCAGCGGGGAAAGCCCCTGACCCGCCCCGGCGGAACCGGGACAGTCGAAGAAAGAAAGACAGAAAATGACAAGACAGAAAAAGGAAGAAATCATCCGGGAAACAGCGTCTCCCGCGCTGCTCGAAGAAATTGAAATGATTTTTGACGAGGCAATTGCTGGCGAATGGGAGACAGTGAAAAATTTTTACGATGCCTTTCGGTGGGCGTCAGATAAATCGGACATGTGGGAAGAATGGGCTTTTCTAAGAACTCCCGCGCGGAAAGTTCACATTGCGCTTGGCGAATTTGTTCCCATGAGTGCGGAGGAAGTTGCTGAGTCTGGCAGTCTAAACGGCAAGCCATGGGATTTTAAAATGAATAAAACCCCATATCAATGGGTCGGCCCGCGTTGGTAAGGCAAAACGCGGGGGTCCGATCCCCCCGCCACCCGCCCCGGCGGAACCGGGAAGTCAAAAAAAGAGACAGAAAAATGAAATCGAAAAACAAAATCGTCATCATCTCCCAGGAGGGAGCGAACTCGGATCAAATTACTTACGAATTTAACGGAGTTGAAAAATCAGTGGATAATTGCCAAACGAATTGGTCGATGATTAGAGCCTTATTGTTGAATCCTATAAATCAAGTTTGCTGGGAGAAAAGAGGCCCGGGCGGATGGGTGATTGAGTCAGGAGCTTTTGATGAGTTTGGAAACCCGGTCCGAAAAAAAGTTAGAAAAAGCGAGAATAATTGTTTACACATTTAATTCTCTGATGTAATTTCAATTTGTCAGCGGGGAAAGCCCCTGGCCCGCCCCGGCGGAACCGGGACAGTCAAAAAAAAGAAAGACAGAAAAAATGAAAACTAGAAGCAAAGCCACCCAGTTTATTAATTACAGACTTCATACTGATTATGAGCCGTATGAGGTGATTGAAATGAGCGCCAATGGCAAAACTGCAAAAGTCCGGAGAATGATTTGTGAGCGGATTAATAAAGAGGATGACGAGCATTCCCCTGGAGGGTTTTGCTGCCATACAAGTCATCCAAAAGGTCAGCTTTGGTCTTATGAGTCAAATGAAGATTCGCCCCTTTGGACAATGACTCTGCGCAATAATGGCGGATGGCAGTTTAGGGGACAAAAGACGGTTTACACAGGCGGATCAAAAGGCAATCTTGCAGATGAGCCATTTAAATATTACGATTACAACTTTTAATATTTAGAACAAACATTTTTGCGGGGGTCCAATCCCCCCGCTCAACTTTAAAAAACATTAAAATGACTAATCAAAAATTTTACCAGGTAAGCGAAGAAATCAGAATTCATTTCGCGTCTCAGATTAACAAAGCGGCAAATTGTCTCTACGGACGATATTTGAAAAATCCGTGTTCTTTTAAAGATCGCGACTTTTTAAAAGCATCGTTTTCCTGTTATTATTGGACCCATGCGAATCCTTTCGAGAAAAAATATGGATTTCGTTTTGTCCTGGAAAGTATTTCCCGGGAAGCGCGGAGAATTGTCATGGAAAAAATAAGCAAAAACAAACTTGCCCGCAAAAATGAAAATTTTCATCAGTCACGGGCAAGACGCCATTGATCAATCTGAAAAGGAAATTGACATCTAAAGGATTTGTGAGGAGGTTTTCGAACTAGGAAATTTTTGGGAGTGATGGCAAAAATCGGGAGACCATTTGGAACTAAAAAAGACGATTCAAAAAAGGGAGTCGTGCATTTTCGTTGTGATCTCTCTGAAAAAGCGAAATGGGTGAAAAAAGCCCAGAAAGAAAACAAAAAATTAAGCGCCTGGATCATCGAGCGTTTAAATAGATAACTTTTTTGATGCTTTGACGCGGGGCGTCGGGGTGTGAAAGTTGATGTCGATATTGTGCGCGCTTATGCCGAAAAATATTCCCGCGCGGAGTTGGTCGTGATTCGGGACGCGGCCGTGGTTGCTCATTCGGGAAATCTCCCCCGGGTTGAGGTGACAGGTGCGAATTTTAAGGAAGGCGGATCGCAAGGGGTGTTTGTGGAAGGTGACACAAAAGAGGTGATGGCAATTTGCAATGCCGCGATTGATTATATTGATCGCGATGAGGACGCGGAGGCGCTGAAAAATCCCCAGGTGAATCATTTGGATTTCAGCAATCGCGCGGTCCGGACTTGAATTTTTTGATTTGTGATTATTGACGCAAGCTTTCAAAGTATGGCTCGCAGGGGAAAACGTGGCGGAAAAAATCGAAACAGGAAAAATGCTCAGGTTTCCGGAGGTGGTCCACTGCTTGACGGTGGGGGACCGGTGAATTTGAGCGGCTGGGATGCCGCGGAACAGTCTGAGCGTCGGGGATATGTTGTTTGGCCTACCCTGGACACCGGCCGGGAATTGTCTGGTCATGATCGCCTGGAGGTGATGCGCAAGGCCCGGGCGGGTGTTGCAAACGTGGGATTTATGCGCCGATGTGAAACCGGGGTTTCTCGCCTTATTGGGACATTGACTCCCCAGGCGGCGAGCGGTGATGAGGAATATGACAAACGAGCGGAGGAAGCGTTTTGGCGCCGCGCGGAGCACCCGCAAGCGTTTGACATGGCGGAGGAGATGAATTTTATGATGTGGCAGGGTGCCACAAAGCGGGCTAAGGTCGTAGATGGCGATGGCTTGTCGGTGTTGATGGAAGGGTCGGAAGGCGGCGGGAGAATTTTGTTTTACGGCGCGCATCAAATCGGGGACGGACAAAGGCGTTGGAATGAAAAGATGCCGAAAAATCTCCGGGATGGGGTTTTTCTTACCAAGTTTGGTGGGCGGGCCGGGTTCCGGGTTCTTTCTGGGAATGGCAAAGTTAAAGGGACAATCCCCCGGGAGCGGGGGGTCTATCATTATTCCCTGGAGCGTCCGGGCCGGGTGCGCCAAGTTTCGGGGTTAGCTCACGCGGTCAGCAATGTGATCGACCAGATTGAGATTTTGGCTGACACAAAGCACGCGGTAAAACTGGCGGCGCTTTGGGGTCTCTGGTTGGAGACTTCGATGGAGGGAGACGGCGGGGCGCAAGTTTCAAAGGATCTAAAAGCTTACCTCGGCGAAGGCGACGCGGGAGGTCCGCCGGTCCCGGCCGGGGGCGATGCTCAGGCCCAGATGATCCAAATGGAAAAGGTTTTGCGGGGTGGAAAATTTCAGGGACTCAATCCGGGGCAAAGCGTGAAGGCTCTCCAGGATACGCGCCCGCATCCAAACACAATTGCGCTTTTGAGTTGGATGATTCGCGACGTTGCAAGCGGTTTAAAATTGCACCCGGAAGTTTTATGGGATGCGTCAAAGATGAGCGGCCCGGGGATGAGGTATGTTATGGCCGACACCAGGAGATTTATTGAGGACGAGCAAATGGATCTTGCCCGGGATTGTAAAAGAATTTGGATGTATTTCCTCGCTAAAGAAATTCAAGCGGGAAGATTGGAGCGACCAAAGGAAGGGGCAAAATGGTGGGTCTCCCGGTGGATTCCCCAGGCGGACATGACCATTGACCGGGGTCGGGATGGAAAATTGGACGTTGAGCGCGTTGAGAAAAACTTAAAATCCCGTCAAGCGTTTTGGGGGGAGCAGGGAATGGATTGGAAAGAAGCTGAGGAGCAAGTTTTACGCGAAGAAATTTGGCGCGAGAAAAAGCGCGCCGAACTGCAAAGCGAGCTCTTAGGAGAGGCTTAATTTGTCGAGTTTGCGGCAAACTCTCCGCGTGTGTTGACGGTGGCGCGCGGGGTATGGCAAAAAATGGCTGGTATTCAATGAGCGCCTTAGGCGCGGTTTCTGGCGCGGTTGGCGAGGGTGATTCTCCAAAACAGGCGCGGGTTGATATTTTTGGAGAAATCGGCTGGGAGGTTTCGGGGTCGCGGTTTTTAAAAGATTTGCGCGGCTTGGGTGACGTTGAAGAAATTGATTTGCGCATCCATTCGGGAGGCGGTTCGGTGTTGGATGGTTGGGCGGTTGCCAATGGGATTTTAAATCATCCGGCAAAGGTGACGGCGCGCGTTGAGGGATTGGCCGCGTCAATGGCAAGCGTGATTGCGCTTGCGGCGGATGTTGTCGTGATGCCAGAAAATGCTTATCTTATGATCCATGATGTTTCCGCGGGTGCCTGGGGCGGGAGTGATGAGTTGCGGAGCGTTGCTGATTTGGTTGACAAGCTGGGGGATGACATTGTGAATTTCTACGCGAAGCGTTCGGAGCTTCCGGTTGACGAGGTGCGCGAAATGATGGCGGCGGAGACCTGGATGAATGGCGCGGAGGCATTGGAGAAAGGATTTGCTCATGAAGTCTTGGAGCCAGTCCAAGCGGCGGCGGTTGCGCAGGGCGTGAGTCTCGAAAACCGCTTTAGAAATGCCCCGGAAGAGTTGGTGAACATTTCCGAGGCAACACCCGAGGAAACTCCCGAAAAGACCCCCGAGGAAACTCCCGAGGAGGCCCCCGAGGAAGCTCCCGAGGAAGCTCCCGAGGAGACCCTCGAGGAAACTCCCGAAGAGACCCCCGAGGAAACTCCCGAGGAGACCCCCGAGGAAACTTCCGAGGAAACTCCCGAGGAGACCCCCGATGAAACTTCCGAGGAAACTCCCGAGGAGACCCCTGAACATTCTCAGGAGGTCGGAAATTCGGATGAGGGTGGAATTGTGAACAAATTTCGTTCTTTCTTGCGCGCCCGGGCTGGTTCCGGTGCGAGTGGTGAGAATGTTGATGGGAGTGCGGCAATTGCGGCGCTCCATGCAGAAAATGACCGTTTAAGCTTGGCGCTGGAAAAAGCGACGGCCGCGGCGGAAAATGCGGTTAGAGATCGTGATAGGTTAGAAGCTCGCGTTGAAACGCTAGAAGCTGAAAGCCGGGAACTTGACGCAATTTTGAGCGAAAGCGGGTTTACCGCCGCGGATGCTCATGACCTGCCAGCGCCCGATGATGGCGATGGTGTCGAAAGTATTGAAGATCTGCAAAAGCAAATTCTTGAAGCGCGCGCAAGCGGTGACGCGGCGCGCGAGCGGGGTTTGCACAAACGGCTTCAAGCGGAAATCGCTGGAGCTTAACAAAAGGGCCGGGGTCTCCTTTCAAACGGCTCCATTTTTAACAAAATTTAAAAGAAACTATTATTATGGCTAATTCATTAGGAACTACTTTGGGCGATAACATTTCGCAAAGCGTCTTGGATCATTTGGTGGAGGCGATGCCTCCTCTGATGCGTTTTTACATGGGCTTTTCAGACCAGCGTGCGCGCAAGGACGAAACAATTAAAACCCGCATTCCATCAGTGACGGCGGCTTATGACGCATCGAGCGGATACAGTGCAAAGGATGTTACTGGAACGGATGTTTCGGTTACTGCTTCAAACTTTAAAGCAACATCGGCTTCATTTTCCCCGGCCGAAATGAGTTCAACAAATCGCGATTTGATTGCTGAGTTCGCTGCGCCTCTCGCAAGCGCGCTTGCGGAGGGCTTGCTTGATGACTTTTACGCAATCATTACGGCAAGCGCCTTTACGAATTCAAATGTGAAAGTTGCCGCTGATATGGATAGCGACACTTGCCGCTTGATTCGCAAAAAGCTTTCCGCTCGCAAGGCTCCCCTCATCGGGCGTCTCGGGGTTCTCAATGGCGACGCTTATGAGGCTCTTACCGGCGATCCGCTTGTAAATTCAATTGATAGCAATCCCGCGGCTCACGATGTGGTAAGCCTGGCGCCCGCTTCTATTGTTCATGCCGGGGCAACCTGGTTTGAGGCTCCAAACCTTCCGAATAATTCCGAGGCTCTTAATGGGTTCGTAATGGCTCCCGGTGCCATTGTTGGCGCAACCGGAGTTCCGCGTGATGCCAATGAAGACGGTCTTGTTGGATGGGAAGATGTGCCGAGAAATGCGGCCGTGCGCGTTGTGAGTGACCTGGACGAAGACGGCCAGGGAACCGGAATATCTGTCCTTGAGCGTCGGACCCGGAAAGAGGACGGATCTGCTCAAATTGATTACGCATGGATTTACGGATTCGCGGCGGGCAATGCGGCCCTCCTTGAGCGTGTCACTGAGTCCTAATCGCGGGAAAGCTCAATCTGTAGTTTTTGAAATTATGAGAAATTTGAATATCGTTGTTTCTGCAAGTGCAGATGGAAAGCTAAAGGCCGACTATATCGGGTTTAACCGCTCAGAGGCAAAAGCCGAATTTGCGAAGATCGTGGAAGCCGGGAAAGTTGACGAGGTGTTTTTCATCGACCGTCCTGAAATGCGTCGCAAGCGACCGAAGGTAATTGCGGCGGCGGTAAAAGCTGCGAAGCCCGCAAAACCAGCGGCGAAAAAAGCAAAAGCAAAACAAGTTTGATTGGTAGTGTTTTTTCATAGTGCACGCGCGCGGGTTTCGGCCCGCGCGCGTTTTTTTTTCTACGGTTTTGACGTGGCGGGGCGAGGTGTATGGGTTTGGCAGATGGTCGATTAGATTTTTTGGC